GTTCATGCAGCACCTTGTCCAGTGTTAGCTGTAAACCCAGGCTCTCCTGGTGTAGGTACTGAACCAGTCCCTATGTTACCACCACCACTGCCCTGAGTATCACCTGCTTGTGCTCCTGCTGGACCAGTCTGGGGTGGTAGAGGTTGTCCATCTGGACCTACTTGAGGTTGTGGTGCTGGGGCTGGATTAGCTTCTCTCCACTTCTTTAAGATTTCTGCTTGTATAGATGCATCAGACATGGAGTTTACAATCTTGTCTGGATCAAGATCCATAGACTTAGCAATCTCACGAATAATATAATCCATCTTAGCAAATGGTGCTAGTACTGGATTCTGTACAACTTGTAAGAAAGACATCAGTCGTTGGCTTCGTACTTCGTTAGCCATCAAGCTTTCTGTACCACGAGCCTTAACATCAAGATCACCTTTGATCTCTTCGTCATAGTCAAACTGCATGTTAAAGTTAAAGAAAGCTTTAGACAATGGACCTAGTAAATAATCATCAACGTTCTTTACAACATTACGAATACTACCATTAGCTGCTGACATAAGCATAGAGATACCAGAAGCAGTACGTCCTACACCAGTTACACCTGTTTGTCCGTGGGCAAAGGAAGGGAAACCTGTAGACTCATCTGATAGTACACGAGCCTTATCAAACATCTGCATGTTCTCATTAGATACGTTAGGAAATTTAGTACCGAAGAGAGCTTGTCCTGGTGCACCCCCTTGACGCCTAAAGACTTTTCCAGGATACACAGACAGGTCTTGTCCAGGAACTAGGTTAGTCTCATCTACTTCAATCAACATATTACCTGACAGTGCAGCATTGTCAACAGCCATACGCATAAAGCCATTCATCAAGGTCTGAGTGTCATCCATATTCTCTGCAATACCTACACCAAATAAACTGTAAGGACTTACTTCGTAAGGTACAGCATAGTAAGGAATATTTGTAGGAGTAAACGGATTCATAACTAGTCGAAGAACTTGACCATTACATATCCAAATATTAACAGAGACTTGATCTAAATCTTTTAAGTTCTCTGGGATATCTACATCATGACCTTTAAGAACTTCTATATCTACATTGCCCCAGAACTCTAATACTTCAAAGCGTTGTGTCTTAGTTTCATAAGAGTCATCTTCCATAGCCTGTTCCCACCACTCTTTAGAATAGGACTCACCCATTCCAACTGCAGTGTCGATAGAATTATTACGGAAGAAAGGTCTACGTTTAAGCGCACGTAATTGTGTACGTGACATCTTGTGTCGTTCAATTACATACTCAGCTTCATCCATATTATTTGCATCAGGATCTGGATAAAAATTCCAAATAGATACAGAAGAAGTTTGAGGCATTGTTTTAATTATAGGTTTGTATTCACCCTCTACATACTTAGGGTATTCTTTATCTACAGCAAACGGACCCTTCATAACACCTGTACCAAACAATGCACATTCAAAAGCAGCAACACGTAGTTGCTTGTTTGCATTAGATTCCTCTAGTTGATCATGGATTTTCTTTTCCATTTTCTTTGCAGAGATCATTGCAGGATGCAAAGTAACTTCTGTAGCTGTATTACCTGTACCTTCTTTAAGAATATCTGCTACTGGTCCAAGTTTATTCTTAAGACCTGCAAGACGTTCACGTAAGTCTACAACAGTTTCTCCAGGCATAAGCCTAGTTTCTTCTGAACTAAACTCTGCCTTAGCTTTTTGCATATCAGGATTAGATTCAAAGTTTACAGACTCGGCAACACCTTCAGGTAAAGTAGTAGGGTCAACTGTAATTGGAAATTTGTTATTGCCAAAAAGGACTTCTACTATCTGACCATAAGCAGCAAGAACTTTTGTTTTAGTAACCTTAACAAATATGCGAGACTTCTCCGTAGAAGTAAACTGTACATCTGGACCATATAAACCTCTGTAGTTACGGTATGATTGTATCCAACGTCTTTCATCAGCCTCTCGATAAGTAGAAGCTTTATAGTAATGTCCTTTTACAAAACCAACAACAGTTCCTGTATCTGGATCAGAGTAACTATCTTCATCTGTATCTTCTATTGCATTAGACTCTATTGAATCCATTGTCATTCCATCTTCAAAAAGATCATCTTCTGCCATTGTTTTTCCTTAGTAACCGAAGGTTGGGTCGCTTGCTTGAAACCCTGAATTAGATGCGGGGTTGTAATCAAACAAACTACTTCTAGGTCTTGTCATAACTCCGTATCTCAAAGCATCATACAGGTGGTCTTCTGCATTTGTATCTACATCTTCTGGATTCTTTTTATCCAGAGGTATAGCAGGTAGTTGAGAGATTACATTAGAGCAGGTATTAAAAAATACTAATCTAGGTTGTTCTGTAAATTCATCTACTTGTAATCTTCTATGTAATTCATTCTTGCCTGATACACGAGAGCCTCTTGATCTATCTGCTGGTCTCCACCTGCATCCCTTCATAATCATTTGTTCTGCCAGAGATGGACCAGTATCACCACGTTTATGCCACAAAGAACTATCAAGCACACCATACCGTATTTTCTCTTCTGATTCAACCTCTAATATCATATCTGCCAGATCAGTAGCAATAACCTTAGATACGTACATCTCTCTGTAAACAATTAATTGTTCATCAGGAGCTACTGCAATCCAAACAACACCAGTGTAAGAACCATAACCGTAGTCACATGCACGAAACTTAGCCCAGCCACTAGGTATATCAAAGGGTTCAACAACATGTATCTGTCTATTAAACTCTGGAAAGGCTGCACCTTCGTTAATGTCCCAGTCACCTTCAAGTAACTGCCTTCGTTGGTGTTCAGGTAGCGACAAAAGGTTAGCTTCGTACATACCATCATCTGCTAGGTATGGGTTATCAAACAAAGTTGCAGGTATAAACCTACGTTTGAATAAGGGTTCCCCTTCTCTAGTGTGACCCTTGGGCCAAGTAATAGTTTCTTTTGTTTCTGGGTCTGTAGCCCAAAAAGGTTTATTAGGAACCTCAGGATCAATAAAGGTTTTCTTAACCCACTGGTGTCCAGGTCCACCTGGGTTGCTTGTTGCCCTCATGTTGAGGGGTAATCCTGAATCTTTGGTAGTTCTTAACCTTGAGCGCATGTAGTCCCAAGGGTATGGCGTAGGCCACTGCGTTAACTCGTCAAAGCCAATCCAATTAAAGGCCTGACCTTGGTATCGCATCACATCGTCGTCTCTATCTAGGTAGGACATCCACAGAGTAGCACCTGAGGGTGCAACCCATGTCTTATCCCGTTCCATAAACTTAATCCCAGGTATTGCTTTAGGATAAAGGAGCTTGGAAACAGATATAAGCTCTCTTAACTCCTCTGTACTCCTACGTACCAGCAACATGGTGGCATGTGGGTTGTTCAACCAGCGTACAGGGTCTGCAATCATGGCGTATGACTTGCCACCCCCTGCAGAACCACCGTATAGTACCTCTTGTTCAGTAGAAGCTAAGAAATCTGTCTGTGGACCTGGGTTAGGTTCAAAGATAATCTCTCTTATTGCTTTTTCTACTTCAAACTCAGGCGGCTTGACCTGTGCTGGCACTGTTATCTTTTCTAACTCTTGCACCGATACGTTGGTTTTCGAGCTTTTCGGCTTTCTCTGCGGCTTCTTTGTACTTTTCTGCATAGAAGCGTTGGATTGAAGCTTCTTTTTTACGTTTTTGCTCAAGTTTAACCCTCTGCATTAGACCCACATGAGAGATGTAGCGGCCTGAGGTAGTAGTTAACCAATTAGAAACCTCACGGAGACTGTATTGCTTAAGATACTTCTTAGCTTGCTCAAATAATTCTAACTCTTCTGGGATTGGTAACAGTATATCAGAGTCTTCGGGGTCTTGTCTATAGCCAAATGGTATAACCCTACCAACTCTTACTACTGAAAGCCATTCATATTCTCCCTCTACCTCATTTGGTTGGGGAAGTTGCCAAGTTTTTTTAATCTTCATTTGATTTAGGTGGCAGTATAAACAAAGGACTCTCTGCTTTAACTTCTATTTTATCTGTTTTAACAAACCCAGCTCTGTCTAAGAAATCTTTAGCAGCTGCCATCTTTTCTTTGTTGCCTAGATCAGTTGGGTTATTCATAATCTGCATCATTGAATATGCAGCTTTACTCCCAGATGCTGCAATAAACTTTTTAGTAAGATCTGCAATTTGTTCTTGTAAGACTGAAGTAATACTAGTGGACGAAACATTATCAGAATACCCTGCAAGTTTTTTAGCCCTTACAGGATCACCCTGTGCAGACTCAAAAAGTACATCCAGAAATAACTGTTGTTTTTCCGTAAGATTTTTCATGAACACTCACATTTATTACAGGGGCAATCCCTATTAAGCACTGCACGTAGAATACGTTTAAAATATTTCCTCATGTTTTTTTCCTATACGGTTTTACTTTAGCTGCAATCTTTTTAGGTTGAGCTACAAATTGTTTACCTGCAGCTTTGCCTTTTCGTTTAGCTTTTGTTGTAGCAGCATACTCAGAAGAGCTTAAAGACTTAATAGCTTTCTTAGGTAAATATCTTTCACCTGTAGCCTTTGGACCTTGTGTCGATGGCTTACCACTTTTGGTAGTCCACTTCTGTTTACCCCAATCCTTTAGACTCTTCTGAGATTTTTTTAAGGTCATTAGGCTTTCTTAATTCCTGTATTAAGAGTACCACTGCTCTTTACCATACCACCAACATTGTAAGTCATTACCTTACCACCAGCAGCATAACCTTTCTTTTTCATACCACCTTTAGCATAACCTTTTTTCTTCATCATGGCTCCACCTTTAGCCATACCTTTTTTCTTTGCCATGCCACCTTTGTTCATCTTACCTTTGCCATCCATAGCATAGGCAGGAACCATTTCACCTGCAGGGTTCTTCTTCATAGGCAATGCGCCACCAGCTGCATAACCTTTTTTCTTCATCATGGCTCCGCCTTTAGCCATACCTTTTTTCTTCATCATAGCTCCACCTTTAGCCATGCCCTTTTTCTTCATCATAGCTCCACCTTTAGCCATGCCTTTTTTCTTCATGGCTCCGCCTTTAGCCATTCCTTTTTTCTTCATCTTCATTTTTCTGTCTCCTGATAAAGATTGTTAAAAACTCTTTGGGTATCCCAAACATAATCTACGTCTTCTTTAGAATTAAACGTATGCTGATTTGGTCTAAAGTCAGGAGCACCTTCTCCTGTTTCAAACCAAGCAGGGTGAGTAACCCTTACCCTGTTGTTAGGTAACGCAACCATGTTACCTGTGTATTCCCCTGCATCTAACAGTTCCAGTACGTGAGACTGCTTGTGTTGTGCAGGGTCATCTGCCACTTCATTATCTGTATAGTCTACAGTGAAGTAGTACTTAGCAGGGTAAAACTCCCCATCTACTTTTGCTATCCAAGGCGCTGGGCTTGCTCGTTCTATCTTATAGACTGAGTGTGTGTGCGACATACAATCCCAAGGTTGCGCCAGATAGGGAGGTAACTCTTCAGGCCATTCTTCATAGCGTGTGTCTGCTACCAAAGCTGTTAAAGGCATCCTAGCCCACATTGCTCCACCGTGAACATTGGGGTCATCTTCTTCATCAGACTCGCATCCAGTAAAGATTACTTGGAAGCTGAGTGTTCTATTTGGCATTGTAGTGACGGCTACTACCAAACAGTGTAGAAACTCTCCGTGATACTCTTCCATATTCTTAGTGTATTCACGTCGTACCCACGCTTTAAAGTGTGGTATATTGCTCTGGAGGTAGGGCATTAAGCATTTTCCTTCTGCTTTTTTAACTGTAGCTTTGCCTGTTTTGCAAGCTTAACTATCTCAGTCTTACCCATTACCTTAGCACGTTGCTCTAATACTGTCAATATTTGAATCTTACGAGCATAAGGCTTGTTTATTCTTTTTACCTTTGCAATAGTTTCTTTAGCATCTTTTATTGTAGCAAATTTTATAGACACAGTATCTTTAGGATTCTCATCCGTATAGAGTCTTCTGCCAGAACCCTTAGGTTTTTTACCTGTACCTACCTTAGGATCTTTTTTCTTTGCCATAGTTATTTAACTTTTTTACCTGTCATGCCTTTTAAAACTTTAGCTTGACCTGCGTGTAGCTTAGAGGCTTTATTTAAACCCTTAATAACTTTCTTAACTTTCTTTTTATTTTGATTAGTTAGTGCCATTATTTATAACCTCCACCTTTAGCTTTGTATTGTTTAGCCACCATCTGGGCTTTCCTTGCACTCCACTGTCCAGGACTTCCACCTTTGCCACTAGCCTTAACGGAGGCCACAAGAGACTTACGCATAGTAGGCTTAGTATAATTACCTGCCGCATTAACGCCAGACTTTTTCTTGGTTGTAGAACCTGTCTTTGATTTCACCACGGGTCATCCCTATATCTTTGAGCATATCGTCTGACATATTATGTAACTGCCAGTATTGTACTCTACGCATTTGGCTTTGTTGTAGTGCTTTAATTAATCTTCTAAACATGGTATAGCTCCTTTATTACCAAGAGCAGTTATACCATGTTAAGGTTTATAACTATATAGATATTAGTGCAACCCCGCCATGCAATTACTACACAGCAGGGTTACTTATTTTATGAAAGTATTACACGTACTAATGTACTACTACCACTACCCCGTCTATAGTTTAGGATAGTAGCATTGCCTATAGCTTTAGGTACTACAAGAGTATGTACACCAGCAGGAAGCATAATATCATTATCAGTAACATCAGCCTCCGCTGTTGCAAATCCAATATCTAAAGCATGACTTGTCTCAATAAGCACCATCTTAGCGTTAGTGCAAACTACGTGTGTAGTAGCAGTATTACCTAGAGTAACTGCAGTCTCTACAGACCACCCTAAGTTTTCTCCTACTAATGCAGCTTGGTCAACCATTAGTTATCCCCCTTAATGTACTGAGTAT